TATGCGCGGCTTTGCCTGCGACATCGATCTTGTAGATGGTGTATGGCGCATGACGCATGGTGGCGCTAGACAAGCTAACAAGGTCGACACTGTACCTCTTGGTCTCTTTGGTGCAGGTAGTGCTCCTGTTGTTTGGGCATACCCCGGACCGACTATTGCCTCACCGCCAATTCACCAGTCTGCATACTTCGTCGGAGGGAAAGGTTTTGCATTAGGCGCTGGAGGCGGGCTGCTCGATTCTATTACAACCGAAGATATTGTTATTGAGCTCATTATCTCCGCTGCTGCTAGCGCAGGCTATGTATTTGGGAATCGCTATGCAGCTGGAGCAGGACTCTCGGTTACTGTTGATGGTGCTGGTCTTGTTACTTGCATTGTTGATGATGGTGTAGCAACTCGTACGCTAGCCGCTATTACACCACTTGTTGCCGGAGTTTCGACACACGTTGTTATTGCTGTTGATCGAAGCGAAGCGAATCCCGCGCATAGCGGAATCATCTATCTAGACGGCGTGCAGGATAATACTGCGCAAATGGATGGCGGTGATATTAGCAATGCCAACTACACCGCAGTAGGAATTCGCGGAGACGCAGGCGCTACGTACAATGGGTACGTTGGCTACTTTGCAGTACATGCGCTTGATGCTTGGCTGCCTGGCGGCGTAGATAATCTGACGGTCATAGATGGACTAGCTGCTGAGCTTTACAATAGATTTGCTGACCCTACACTTGATTGGATCGATCAAGCAGGAAATCAAGTCTTGTCAAAAGAAAGTTTCGAGTCACAATGGGCAGTGGCCGCCGGGGGGAACGAGAATAGTGTATTAGAGTTTGATGAGACGGATTTGGAGTTGGGGAGAATAGGGGATGGGCGGAGAGAAGACTTTGAGCGAGCGTGGACTGCACCGGAGGAGAGAGGACTGATTGTGGCTGTTGCGTTGGAGGGGTGGCCTATTGGCTTGAAGGTGATAGGAGGGACTTCTGGTGCATTTGGATACGTGTTGATTGGAGTTCCATCTGGTACAGATGTCGAGCTACGAGATATTGAGCGTCCTAATGGAATTGATTGGACTGTTGGAGAAGCTTTAGCCATCCTAACGCCATCTGAAGTAGAGGCTACTTCTGGTCGAGCAGATGGCGTCACAAGTCGATTTAGCAAAAGTGGAGGAGCCGTTTACAGGGCTTATCCTGGATCTGTGAGATTCGAAGTAGAAGCTTTTGATGGCACTACAATGTTTGTAGCTGATGATGGCAATGGTAACTTGCTTGGAGATGTAGCTAGCAGTGGCGATAACGAAGTTCGCTATTATCCAAACGCAATGAGCTATGATGTAACCTTTGCTAAGCCCCCTAAAGCTGGTGGGTATATTTTTGCTCACATCGAACACAAAGAAGCTGCCCCGCAACTCTTAACATACACCAAAACTTCTTCCGGGCTTGCTGGCAATACTGATGCCATCTCAGAATTTTACCCAACTGACCTTGCCTTGTCTGCTGCTGAAACATTTGAATCAAATTCGAAAAGCCCTACGTCGTATCTTAAGATCTTCGTAGCAGCTGGGTTGATTTTCTCACTAGGCAATGAGATCCGCGGGTCAATCTCGGGAATCTATGGGCGCGTGACAGAGCGAGCAGCCGCCTACATCGTGATTCGAGCTTTCAACGTTGTACCAGAGTACTCGCCTACAGACCCTGTCGTTGGAGAAACTATCTCCGCAGTGCATGATTCTTCAGTCTCAACAGTAGTTAACGGCTCTGGCTTCTTGCATGTAGCACAAGCTTCGCCGTGGAATGATAGCGCAGTTATGGATGGCTCGTTTGAGTCCGGCGCTGCAACAGCTAACCTTGGCTCTTTCGATACAGGTGCTGAAGACTACGAGGACTTTGAAGAGGGCTGGTACAATAACGAGGGCAGTAAATCTGCTTACAATGATGTAAGTGGGAGTGCTACCTTCGATCTTGGGCCTTTCGCTGACGCCCCCCCGGAAGATTTTGAGGACTTCGATGACTGGACTACAACCCTTAGTCTATAGCATGATGGACTATAGGTTGCTATAATGACCCTGATGGCGGGGACACGCCCCGTGTGAGGTAAAGAGACATGGCTGAAGCTGATTGGTTAGCCCTAACTAGTGCAACTCATGGAGCTTTAGACGCAGGCGTTGTAGCCAAAGGTGTCACAGGCGCGTTGGCTCGACCGACAGGTGGTGGGTCTTTCTGCGCCGGTTTCCATTCGTTACAAGGCGCAACCGGAGTTGCTGGTTACATCTATGATGTCGCCAACTTCAATCCCTTGCAAGATGGCTCTGCTGTGCAAAAGGGCGGAATCATTCATGCCGCGATCAAGAAGTACTCCAGCAGCTTCGCAACGTATGCCCCGTTCATTGCACTGATGTCAGGACTGTCTGTGCAAACGTCTGAGGCTTACATCCTTGGGCTTTCAACCACATCCCCATATCAGATAGTCCTCAAAAAAGGAACGCTCATATCAGGGCTTGGACCATCTGACACAGGTGTTCTTTGTGCGTCTGACGAGTCATTCTCTGCTGCTGAATGGCTGCACCTGCGGCTTGATGTGATTGTCAATCCACACGGCGATGTTGTGCTCAATGTATACCAAAATGATCCGCTAACTGATGTGACTTCCCCGTCTTGGGGCGCCATCTCGGGCATGGATCAATATATCGATGACGCACTCGGTGTCTTGACCACTGGCACACCGCTAACTTCTGGTCTACGCGCAGTCATCGGCTGCTACTTCGGCGGCACTGCTGGGCAAGTCGGGCTACATGACCATATCGTAATAGGGCGTCAGCTTACACCGTAGGAGAGCTAGACCGTGGCTGTGCTGAGAAGCCCATATTGGCTTGACCCAGCGGCTCTCCAAGGCCGCATTGAGCCTGCCTATGCCGATCCTACGGATGGCGACTACGTCTTTGTGCTGGGCCAAGACACCGAAGAGTTTGGTGGCATTGGCGGATTCCAGCTCAAGCTGGGCGATGTAGTTGAAGTTGTTCAAGAGTTTGCACTACCTAACCCAATCTCAAAATTCGTTTATTTCGATTGGCGGATGCGCACTCCGGATTTTGGCCCTGCTGGGCAGGTAATCCTTTCAGCCGGAACAGTTGACTTCCTGACAACAGCAGCTGACCCAATCGAAGGCGTGCAATTACCAAGCTCACCGGCTGTGCCGTTCACAGAAAGCATGGCAGGCAGAGTGCTCCGAGTAAGTGGCGCTACGGATTCGTCTAACAACGGTGACTGGGTCATTTCCGGCGTACCAAACGCTTCACCGTGGGATGTAATTGGGCGCATTGGACAAGCTGCACTTCTTGAAAATTCGAACATCACAGCACGCACGGGCGATTCAGGGGTGACCCTCGAGCTGCTTGGTCTTTGGTGGCATGCGAAGTGCTTCATTGATGGGCACCTTCGCGCTGAAGTAATTGAGCCTGCGGTCCAGCACTCGCCAGATGGCTGGCAACGAACTGATATGGCAGCGCACATAGGAAAAATGGCTGCAGGTGCTTATGTTACCCTGCGCTTTGTTTTGTCTCTTGAACCCGTAGCACTGAGCTAAAGGAGATCAGCATGGCTTTTACGGGCATGGCAGACGCAGGTATCCTCGGGCGAGGAAGCGGCGGTAGTGATACCCCGCGCTTAGTCGAGCGCCCGACTAGCGTCCGCCACGTTCAGGCCCCGCTCGCTGCACTGTATATTGACAATCTTAGGTTTGAAGATCCATCTGATCGTTTTGTTTTGTTCAATCGCGCACCACAACCACTCGAGTACGGACTGCCCCTTGCGGATGGTTTGATACAGATGTGGATTGCTGACACAACTGGCAGCGGCGCTTTTACGTCCACGAAGATTTGGATCACAGCTAACGAAACAAGGCAGTTAGCTTATGATTCGTCTGGTGGTGGCTTTCAAGCCCCATTCGATGGTCCTCGCTCACAGTATGTGTTGCAAGCTTCCCCAGGAGCAGGCGGCAACGATGAACTAGGTTTTGTTTTTGACTTCACTGGGACCTACACTTCTGAAGAGACCATTTGGGTAGAGATCATCGCAACGTATGCTGGCTCCGCGCTGCACTGGGAATACAAATTCTATGCTGCTGATGAAACAGCGCCCACTGCGGTTGATTTGCTTTGGCTTGACTCGCGCCGCTGTCGTGTTGACTTCGGTGAGGCGATGGACACAGACACCGAGCCTGGCGGCACGCTGTTTTTAGAAGACATCTCCGGCGGGCTGCAGTGGGTATCGCCAAACAAAATCCGCATCACATCGACACCAAGCGAAAGCTGGGTGGGCTATCGTGCTAACCTGTTTGGCTCGGCACACCCGAAAAACAATGGCGCGTTTGAAATCTCCGCAGTTGACACAGCCAACAAGGAGCTCACACTAGCTGGCGCCTCATTCACGAACGACTCGGATGTTGACAGAGACTCATCTGGCAATCTAATTCGCCGGCGAGACATCTATGCAACCATTAGCAGCTTTTGGTTTGTCAATCGAGCTTCTGAGGAAGAAGATGTTGTCGTTGCCTTCGAACCCGTCATAATAGACGTGTCCTTACCAGAGCTCGACCAATACCCAGAAGCTAATCCCCGAGCACAATATTGCATCCTGACTTTGCACGACGATATCTCCTACGGCAGGCTCTACTATCTCGAGATGCACGGTTGCAAAGATACTGATGGCAACGCGGCTTCGTCTCCAGCAAGCAAATACGGTTTTACATCCTCAGCCTTTGGAGCACCTAATAACCGAATCCGTTTGGACGATCCCACGTTATTCCCTGAGCTGCTGCTAGAAGAGGACGATCAGAACGAAGAGCAACTGCGCAAGATGCTTGCGGTATTGCAAGACCTTTGTAACATGTGGTCGTATCGAGTCGATCAACTTGATTATCTAAACGACCCAGATTTTATACCAGCACACCTGCTAGATTTCTTGTTGCACAAGATGGGCAACCCATTCCGCTTCGATCTGACTGAATTGCAAAAGCGGCGGCTTGCAGCTGCTCTAATGCAAATCTATCAGCAGAAGGGTACCCCAGATGTCATCGAAGATACCATCGCATTCTTCACTGGTATTCAAGTGTTCTTGCGCGAGTACAACACTTGGACCTGGTGGATTATGGGCACTGACAAGCTAGGGCGTACTACTGTCCTCGGACCAGGGAGCGATTGGGAGCGCAATGCTTACGAAATTGTTTCACCAATCTCCTTGACAGATGACCAGAAAGCACAGATGATCGACATTGCAAAATTCTTGCAGCTTGTCGGCTTCCATCTCGTGCGAATCGTAGAACCACCGGCTTATACTACTAGCCTAAAGACCTGGGTTATGGGGCGCAGCTCCATGAGTTACAGCACCAGACTGACAATCGTGCCATAGCAGCACGCGGAGGTAAAGATGAGCGGCCGAAAAAACTTCTACACGGGTCAAGTTGTTCAGCAAGACGAGATGGACGGCGCTTTCGAGTATGCAGAAGACGCCGAGCACGATCTGGCAGTTGACAACGGCAATGCGCAGCACACGACAGCTGGTACCACTGTCAAATATGGTGGCATTGTCAAAGGGCTCGTGGTCACCAAAAAGGATGCAGACGAGATCTACATCTCTGCTGGTGTTGCCAAAGACAGCCTCGGTCGCCGCATTGAAGTTCCATCGCAAGCTATAATTCGGCTCGACAATATTGGCGATACAACGATCGGCTCTGTCGGTTCTGCTGGCTCGCCGCTGACTGGCGACGGGGCAGCTATTGCTGTTACAGCCGGCAAAGAGGCGTGGGTCAGCATCTACGTTGTCTACGAAGAGGTCCAAAGCGACGCGCGCACCGACGACCTTGGTGTTGGGGTCTACTTCGACGAGGCTGAGAGTTTTTACTTCTACATTGCTATAGGCTCTGAAGCAGTAGCTCCTGCTACGAACCGCTCCCCACTTGATGTCAACAAGGTTCTGCTTGCTGACATTCTCCTCGACGATTCTGAAGAGATCCAGGTGCTTGGTGGTGCTGATGCGATCTGCAGCTCCAGCTACGATCTAGTCGTGGCCGGCTACGGCCCGGATGATGCAGCTGCGCTGACTGGTAGGCGCAACGACTGGCTTGCAGCGGAGGACGACTCAGACTTCCCGCAGTTATCAACTGCCGAGGGCGACGGAACCTACTCTGCTTTACACGCCGCAGTGCGTGGTGGCAATGCGCGTGAAGCATTATATGAGCTCGTTCGAATGCTCAACATTCAGGCGCCTTCAGGCAAAGATCCAGCTGGCGCAGAGATGATCGGCGTTCGCGCAAAGGCTGGAGCAATTTCTTATACGCACGGGCCTGGTGCCAATAGCCTAGCAGCAGGAGACCTTCAGGGCGTTTTGGAGGATATCCTAGCCACCCAGAATGCCCGCGTCTATCGGGGCGGAGATTATATTCTCCCGCCAGGCACTACAGATTATGGGCTGTACTTCAACCCCACAAATCCGTTTATCAAGAACGCGATGCTTGCCCTAGCAGCTGAGCGCGACGGGTCGGTTACACCACACATGTTGTTTGGGGGCAATTACGGCCACTTTGTGCTCCCCCACGTCTTCTATGATGATTTTTTCTACAAAGGCACTGATGATGGTTTCAGAGACGTATGGAAGCTCGGATTACACGAAGGGACCAATCCATGGGGAATGTATACTGGCTCAGCCGGCACTGTACGCGCGCAGTCTGTACCTGGTGGCGTTGTTGAATTCCACACGAGTGGTGGCGGCGCCGACTCCATTGTGCTTTATCTGAATGGTACAGAGAATCAGACTGGACTTGCATACTATCGCGTAGCCGATGCGCCATTTACTATATTCCAAATGCGCTTCCGCATAGTCACATCTAAAACAAATGTTGGATTTGGCGTGTATCTTACAGCAGTATCTGGTAGCGGTGATTTTGTAGCAGTAGAGCGCAACAATACTTCGCATGGAGACAGTGATATTCACTTAGTAGCCAGCGACGCTAGTGGAACGCCAGTAGACTCTGTGTTGTTAGCAGACGCTTCTTTATCAGTTGATGCTTGGTACACTGTACGATTTGTATCGTTTTCAACAACAAAGATCGGCGGCGTTATCAAAGGATCAGGAGCCGCCGGATCCTCACTCGTCACAGCAACGCTTGGCGGAGGAGATGCGCTCACTACTGATTCTTATAATGTACGAATAGAAGTATTTGATGATGGAGGTGCTGCCGCTGCTGGAGTGCAAGTAGACTCCTTCATGATCGCCGACGCCTCTCTAGCATCAGATATGGATTGGTCAGCGTAATCATGGCTATTGCATACTTCGACAGACAAACCAACACGCTAAATGTCTATGCTCATTGGCACGCTATTGCTCCTCCCAGAAGGCTAGGGAGGAGCGGCTCAGCTTACTGGGCACTAGCCGCTTTTGGTGTGTTAGCCGAGCACGAGTGGAAAGAGTACCCAGTCAACGCTTTTACATTCAAGCTCGAGATGCGGCCAGCAATTGAGCGGATCCTGCGGCGCAAGAAGCAAGACTTGCTAATCCTCAGCAAAACTGAATGCATCGAGCGTGTTAAGGAGGCTATTGAGGGAAAGAGAAAGCGGCTCGAGGAGCCCAGACGGCAGGCTACTGATACAAAGCAGGAAACAGCCGCTGCAGCGCCTTAGCTACATTAGCCTCGAGCTCGACCAAGGATGAGTTATTGTTAATTACTTCGTCCCATCCGCTCCAGCCATCAAGGGCTGTCTCGCTAAGGTGTTGGTCTTCTTCACGCGCTTCGACATCTCGATCGACGCGAATGACTTTCCCGCCAAGGCTGTGGAGCATTTCTGCTTCGTTCGGAAAGCGAACATCGCAGATAGCCACGTGATCGTTGCAAAAATCGCCGGTCGTGAGCTTGCGCTCCAACGCTTTGACCCACACATCGCCGCGAAAATGCTCGCGCATAACGTCGGTACCTAGTCGCTGCAATAGCTGCCGCGGTGTTGCTCCCCAAAACGCGTCGTACTCGGTCTTCAAATCGCCGTAGAGCTGCCTGTGGCTAAGCCCCAAAACTACGTGGCCGATCCCCTCCTTCAGTGTCGAAGCGAAGCCGATCGTGCGTACGCTTCTTCGTGGGAGCTCGGACAAACGCGCCTGCTTCTCTTCAAGCCTGCCGATCTCGTACACCGCTGCGCGACAGCATTCGTCTTTGCCGCGGCGGCGCTTGTGGCCGAATCCAACAAGCACACGAGCCTTTGTTGCAAATTCTCCTTTAGAGCGAGACACCGAGATACCTCCTTTGCAAATCGCGAATCGCCCATATCAGGGCGTCCACCTTTAGCTTGGTCCCGGCATCGACTGCCTTCCGAGACGCGTTGACTTCTGCCCATAGCTGTTGCAAAACATGCCATGCATGCATGCGCTCGCTAATAGGAATCTTCGCTTGATGCTTCGACATGGAACACCCCAAACATGGCATATTATTTTTGCACCCCCCGCTTGCCTAACAGGCTATCATAATATACTTGACATGTCAATATAGATGTGTCACTATATCAGAATGGCAGGCAATGGTCGGGGTGGGGTGCGCCCTGCTCAAAGACATAATCGATGGACTTATATCCTAGTCCCAGAAACTGAGGGAGTAGAAGAGCCTGAGTATGTTCGATCTCTGCGTAGCTATTGTAGGTTAGCATTGATGGAAGGGCTACACCCAGTATGCCCAAGCTTGTGGTACCGCACGATTGCCAGCCCTGGCGAGCTGGCTAACCTGCTGCGCGAACAATGCCCAAAAGCGATGCAGGCTTGCGACAGAATCTG